CAACCAAGTAATCCTACCCAACAACTCAGCCTATTATTTCAGAGGAACTGTGGTTGCTGGTGTAACTGGTGGTGGAAACACTAAAGGCTGGACAATCGAAGGTGTCATCAAACGTGGCGCTAACGCTGCTTCTACAACACTTGTTGGTTCTACAGTAATGTCCTCTTATGCTGACGTAGGCGCGGCTACATGGACAATAGCACTTTCAGCAGATACTACCAATGGTGGATTGGCAGTAACATTCACAGGTCAGGCAGCTACGACTATTCGTGCCGTCTGTTCTATAAACACCACCGAAATGACTTACTAAGGAGAAACCCTATGGCGCTCGTAATTCAGGCTGTGAACAACACAAACGGCCAAACCGAAACCGCTGCATACGCACGGATCACCAACTTCTTTGGTACAAAAGACCAAATCCAAGTTCAAGTGGAAGTCCACGCTACTGAGCAAGCCCGTCAATCTGGCTGGCCTTCAGTTGCCCAGCACGCCCACTACATCAACATGGAAGACCTGCAAGGCGACCTGATCCCAGCGATTTACGGCGTTCTGAAGACATTGACTCCATACGCTGGCGCAGAGGACATCTAACATGCAACTCGAACTGACCAAAGAAGAGATCGACTTCATCCAACAGGTTCTGGGTGAACTACCAAGCAAAACTGGCGCGTTTTTGGTGATGAACAACATCGCCAAGCAAGTCCATGAGCAAACACCTCAAGAACCTCAAACCCTACCAGCCCCACAGGAGTAAGTCATGTCATATACATGGACCGTAAATAGCCTTCAAGTTATGAATACGCCTGAACCACAGACCGTGGTGATGAGCAACTTCACCATCGCCAAGGATGGCCAGCAAGTGAACTACTCGGTAAACCTGCTTCCCGCAGACCCAGAAAACTTCACGCCCTATAACGAGATCACCCAAGCTCAGGCTTTGGAGTGGACTCAAGCAGCCCTTGGCCCAGACCGCGTTGCAGCTATGGAGAACGAGGTTGACATGCTGATTGCACAGGCAGCTATCCCAACGCCACAGCCAGCACCACTGCCTTGGTAATTTAAGCCGCCATGTTTGGCCTCAACCCAGTATCGTCAACGTCGTTTTCAACGGTAGGGGAGTTTCTTTACCCGTTTATTGTTGAATCCGCTACGGCGACTGATACTGTGGCTGTTGCCTCCAGTGCGTTTGCTGCACAAGCCGTCGAATCTGCCTCGGCTAATGATGCTGTTTTTGGGGTACCCCTCTTTAGCACGCAGGTTGTTGAGGCTGTTTTGGCTGCGGATGCAGCGCTTGTTGCGGCCAGTACGTTTTCGGCAATAAGCCTTGAAACTGCCCTAGCGACGGAAACAGTTGCCTCTTTGGGGGTGTTAAACGCGGCCCTTGCCGAAACTGCCACAGGTTCAGAAACCACCGCTGCGCAGCTAGATTTACCAGCCACCATTACCGAGTCTGCCGCAGGGTCAGAGACAAACGTATCTACGATTGGTTTTGCTGCCACAATTTTGGAATCTGCACTCGGTGCCGACTCCGTTGCGGTTGCGCCGTCCATTTTTGGTGCTGCTGTAGAAGAGGTTGCCAATGCGCTCGATACGCTGGTTGCGGCTGCGGTCTTCCTAGCTTCCGTTTCTGAGAACTCTCAGGGTGCCGATGCAATTTTGGCTCGCTTCCTGTGGGAAGTTATTGATGACAGCCAGACCGCCGCGTGGCAAAATATCGACGACGCACAAACTCCAGCATGGGCTTTGATCAACACTGCGCAATTTACGCCGTGGCAAACCATAGATAACGCGCAAAGCTCAGGCTGGACAAACATTGACGACTCACAAGCTCCGGGGTGGGGCGACATCCCAACCGCTGAATAAGGACTAAAAATGTCATCTTCATACACCACGCTGCTCGGGCTTGTTCTACCAGTTCAGGGCGAACTTGTTGACACTTGGGGCGATACCGTTAACGCACAACTGACGCAGTTGTTGGAAGACTCCATTGCGGGGTACGTCACAGAAAGCGTTACTGCTGGCAACTGGACGCTAACCTCTACAGGCTCAGGCGCACCCAACCAAGCACGCTACGCCATCCTGATTGCAACCGGCACCCCCGGCACTACGCGCTATATCTACGCGCCCAAGCAAAGCAAGAGCTACGTTGTCATCAACAACTCAGACAGTACGATCTACGTCAGCGGTGGGCCCGTATCCCCCACAACAGGAACACCCATCACAGCAGGCGACTCCGCACTTGTGACTTGGGACACTACCCTGTCGGACTACATCAAGATTGCTGGTGGTGGTGGCGGAGCAACGGGCGGTGGCGGAGACCAAGTGTTTTTTGAAAACGACCTTACCGTCACGCAAAACTACACCATTGGCGCTACCAAGAACGCAGGAACTTTTGGCCCCGTGTCTATCGCCAGCGGCGTAACCGTAACAATACCAAGCACTAGCGTGTGGTCCATCGTCTAAGGAAACAACATGAGCACCTTAAAAGTCCAAGGTAATGCCAGCGGTTCTGGGGCAATGACCCTGATTGCGCCAAACACAAATTCCATGCAGACAATATATCTGCCTGATACGTCAGGCACATTGCTGTTTCAAAACGCGTACAACTCGCTGCCAACAACGTCGATTCTTGAGACTGCAACGATCACCGCGTCCGCTCCGGCATCTACGACAAACTTTGATGTTGTTACACAATCTGTTCAGTACTACACAACCAACAACGCCAACAACTGGACACTGAACGTGCGCGGCAACAGCGCAACTACGTTGAACACAGTAATGTCTATTGGCCAGTCTTTGACTATTGCCATGCTGACCACCAACGGCGTTACGCCTTACTACATGACAGCCATCCAAGTTGACGGCATAGGTCAAACAATCCGTTGGCAAGGCGGCGCTGCGCCTTCTTCTGGCAACGCTAGTTCAGTAGATGTATACGGCGTGACCATCATTAAAACAGCGGTTTCTACATACACCGTGCTGGCATCTCAAACCCAGTTCAGGTAAGGACTGCCATGCCTACACTTGGAACTTTCGGCGCGGCATCTGCAAGGGGCTTTGGTTTGACCTCTGGCGGGGCGTTTTTACTCGCGATTTCAAGCAACCAGACGAATGCCAATTTGCGTACTCTTGCAGTTGCTGCCGGGTGGAATCAAAACTCTCCTGTTCTTGCCACGATTAACTCAGGCATTTTTGTAAGCTCAACAAGCACAGGAACACCGGCGCTCACAATTAACGGCAGCTTCCCCGGCGGCGTAACGCTCGTCAACAGCGGCACTATTCAGGGTATGGGGGGCGCAGGCGGTCTTGGCGGTGCTGGAAATGGAACTGCCCCAAACTTTATTGGCGCTGCTGGTAGTTCTGGTGGTTTGGCTTTGAGTGTTTCTGTTCCAGTGAGCATCAACAACTTGAATCGAATTGCTGGCGGGGGTGGCGGTGGCGGTGGTGGCGGTGGATCGCAGTACAACGCAGGCAAGAGCGGACTTTGGTCATCTGGCGGTGGTGGCGGCGGCGGTGGTCTTGGTGGTACTGGTGGCGCTGCTGGTGGCGGTAGAGCAGGCGGCGCTGGTTCTAGCAGTACAGGTGCATCAGGTACCGCTGGCACGCAGACAACCAATGGCAACGGCGGCGCTGGCGGCTCTGGTGGTGGAATTGCTGGCGGTAGTGGTGGTGCTGGTGGCTCTTATGGAGCTAACGGAAGCGGTGGTGGGTCTGGCTCACCAAGTAGCGGTTGGGGTGTTGGTGGAGGCGGCGGAGCCGCTGGTGGTGCAGTGACAGGAAACTCCAACATTACATGGATTGCGACAGGAACACGTAACGGAGGCATTTCTTAATGGATTATCAAATCATTCGCGCAACGCCGGAGATTGGGCAAATAGAAGTGTTGTACAAGGAAGGCGACAAGTCCGTTGCTGCTTACGCTATTGACGTCCCAGTGGTAGATGGCGCGTTCCTGACTGGTGATGCGCTTCACAATGAAATCATGCACCGCGCCCCAACATGGGTAAGCCAACGAGCGCAAGAAGTTGCAACGGCAACTGGCTTTGACCAAATTACTGCGCTTGTGCAACCCCTACCAGTGGACGAACTGACATCTGAACAACAAGCAAACGCAGCTATGTGGGCGCAAATTGAGTTTGATAAAAAGGCGGCTAAATCACTTGTAAGATTTGGTTTGCTTGAGTCAGACCCTACTGAAATTGGCGTGACTCAACTATGAGCTTTCCAGAAACAAAAATGGCCTGCGTGAGTAACCTGTGGTTACGCCAGATGCACTTTGTCAAAGCCGGTGACCGCAACGAAGGCCATGTGCACAACTTCGACCATATGACGTTGCTTTCCAAGGGTAGCGTTACGGTTGACGTTGAAGGCCAATTGACGGAGTTCACAGCCCCGCACATGATTTACATCGCCGCAGGCAAGCGCCATTTCTTGATTGCTAAAGAGGACGACACAGTGGCATACTGCGTCCATGCCCTGCGCACAGGCGAGCGCGAAGAAGACATCCTTGACCCAGCTATGATTCCGGCTGGCGTTGATAATCCGTTGGCCGCTGGGCTAGCGCAACCCCTGTAAGGAAACAGCATGACTGTAAAAATTGACGGCTCAAATGGCCTTCTCGCAAACTACGATTTCCAGACACCGACGACTGGTTTCTCGTATACGTTCACCACATACAACGTGTTGTTTGCTGTCCCTGCCGGTACGCTGGCTACGGGCACTGTGACTATGTCTGCCACTCCAGTGGACGGCACGATGTTGACGATTAACTCAACACAGCAGATTACCTCACTGACCATCAACGCCAACACAGGCCAGTCAATCATCGGCGGTGGTGCAGTTCAATTAAACGCAAACACAAGCCGCCAGTACATGTACCGCGCAGCCAACACAACTTGGTATCTCATCAACGTAGCTGCGGGCAACGTGGTGGCTTCGGTAAACGGTGCAACGGGAATTGTCACGGGGGTAATTGTCAGTGGAACTTCTGTCGCCTCTACGTCAGGTACGTCCATCGACTTCACAGGTATCCCTTCTTGGGCAAAGCGTGTTACTTTGATGTTCAACGGGGTAAGTACCAATGGAACCGCAAATACTCGCGTTCAGTTGGGTGTGTCTGGTGGAGTAGAAACCACTGGTTACAACTGTACAGCGGGATGGATTGGTGCAAGCTCTGCCGCTGTTCAATCTACTACTGGCTTTGACAGCTATGGAGACTCTGGCGCTCCATGTGCAAGACATGGAACATACGTTTTTACTTTAATTGGGTCAAACACTTGGACAATGACAGGTTCTTTCATGGGCGTTAGCGGCGGAAATTTTATATTTTGTATCGCTGGCTCAAAAGCACTTGCAGCCACTCTCGACCGTGTTCGCATCACAACCACCAACGGCACAGACACCTTTGATGCTGGTTCTATTAACATTCTTTACGAGTAAATACCATGCCTACCAAAATCATTGTTGACCTTGCCACTGGTGAAGTAACTGAAGTCGAACTTGAAGGCGCGGAGTTAGAGGCGTACAACGCGTCATTGGCTGCTCAAGCAGCACAAGCAGCGCAAACTGAAGAAGGAGCATAACCATGCCAGTATCAATTAGCGGAACAACCGGCTATGCCGGACCCCTTGGGGCAATCACGGTAGACACCGGCTCTATCGTCAACAACGCTGTAACTCCAGCAAAGATGTCGCGCTCAGGCACTTCGGGCCAAGTGTTGACTTCTGGCGGCGCGGGTGCAGACCCTTCATATCAGTCTTTGCCTTCTGGCGTAACTTCCGCAGCCGCAGGTAACGGTATTGCTGTCTCTGCCTCGACAGGCGCTGTGACGTTTAGTGCTGCTGCGCCTACGTTTAACTCTGTTGGAAGCTACGCAAATGCCATTCTTGTTGCAAGCTCTATAAGTTCAGGTTCCACTTATTCTGCGGGCGCAAACTTACTTTCAACCGATTTTTTTAATTTTCAAACTACAAATAACCTTTCAGGCACGTGGCGATGGATGGGCGCAACTCAAAGTGGAGTAAGCAACATCGCTGGAGTTTTTGTTCGCACTGTGTAAGGAAAAATCATGGTAACTATTGAATCAGCAACAAATCCTGTTTACGCAAACGCAGATGGAACGTGTATTACTCTTCAAGTTAAGTTTGAAGAGTTTGCCGAGGTGATGCCTTTTGGCGCTACTCCATTTGACCCAATGCCTTACGGTGTTGAGTTATACAACCGCGCATTGGCCGGTGAGTTTGGGGCTATTGAACCTTTTGTTGCTCCGGCGGAACCAGTACAGCCAACAACACAAAGCGCTCAAACCCTATGATTTACCCCGGCTCTGTCCCAGAGTTTCGTGTGCTTGTAAAAGCAGACGGCGCACAAGTTTTGCAAGTGCGCTACATCAACTCGACTCAAGGGTACACGGGTAAATGGCAAGACGTACCGGTGGTACAAGAGCAAACCTAAGATGTGGACCCAATCAGCCTTCTTCTTATGGCTCAGAGTGCAGTGGGTGCTATTCGCGCCGGTTGCCAAATGCTTTCAGAAGGGAAGGCTGAAATTGGAAAATTCAAAAAACAAGTTGAAGGCGGAATTGCGGACGCTAAAGCAATCTATAAAGAAGTCACTGGGTTCTGGGGATGGATTACAGGTCTATTCGGAGCGCCTGCTAAACATACTGGAAGCCCTAGTGCCAAGCAAACCCAAGTCGCCGAAGCTTCCAAGCCAGCAAAAAAAACTAAACGAGAGCCAGAACCCGAACTGACCTTTGAGGAGTTTCAAGCGCGTGCGGTGCATGACATCTGCGAAAACTTAAAAATTTACTTTGAGGCTATGCGCCAGCTCAAAGCACACTGCCGGGAACTAGACGAGTTGGCACTGACCACCGACAAAGTTGCCGATAGTGCGATTGACCGAATTGAGATTCAATGGCAGATGAATCAACTGTCCGCGCAGTTGAAGCAGGCCATGATCTACGGTACGCCAGAGTCCTTGGGGCTAGGGTCGATGTACAAAGAGTTTCTTGTCAAGTACGACGAGATTTTGGAGGAGCAGGAAGTTGCTCGCGAACTCAAAGCAAAGAGGGAACGGGATAACCGATGGCGACTAGAGCACCGCAGAGAAATCCTGATCGCCAAAGTGACCTACGTGGTGGCAGTGGCGCTGGGGGCGCTGCAACTGATTGGAATGTATTTCACTCTATGAAGGAATTTTGGTTCTGGGTAGCCATCGTCACGCTGATCATCTTTTGCTTGATGGGACTGTCCTTTGCCATAATCCACGTAAACAAGCAGATCACCAAGGCTGAAGTTATTTTGCAACGCGCCGAGCAACTGGAGAAAAAGCGCTCGAAGCTCGAACCTAAGAAGGACGAATAATGTTACCCATCATTGCAGGCATCGTAGCCAACCTCATCAACAACGGGATGCACAAGGTAGCCGACGAGGTTATTGAAAAGGGTGTTGACGCCGTTCAGCAAAAACTTGGTATGGAACTTAAACCCGAAGGCGAAGCCACCCCCGAGTACAACGCCAAGCTGCAAGAAGAGGCCAACCGCCACAGCGAGTTCATGGCTGCGCTTGACGAGAAGTCCACCCAGCGTGCAACTGACATGTACATGGCCGACCCCAGCACGCGAGCGTTCACCCAGCACTACGCTTGGTTCTTGACCTTTGTGTCGTTCCTGTATTTCTTCTTGGTGTCATTCATGCCGATTGACAACCACAACCGCGACTTCATCAACATCATCTTGGGTTTCCTGATCGGCACCGCGGTGAACTCCCTCATCCGCTTCTTCTACGGCAGCAGCAACAAGAGCCAAGAGGCTGTTGACCAAAAGCAAAAGGAACAACAACCATGAAGCCAGAAAGCCCACTGCTTGTCGCGGCTGGGGTGAAGGACCCCGCCAAATGGTTGGACGCTGTGGTTGAGACCTGCGTTGAGTTCGAGATCAACACGCCACAACGCGTTGCCGCGTTCCTAGCGCAAACTAGCCACGAGTCCGGCGGCTACACCATGCTGACCGAGAACCTGAACTACCGCGCCGCTACGCTAGCCGCGTGCTGGCCCAACCGCTTCGCTGTCCTTGGTGCTGACAAAAAACCCATCAAAGAAAACGGTAAGTTAGTACCCACTGCTGTGGCAAACAGCATAGCAGGTAAGCCGGAGCTTATTGCCAACTTGGTTTACAGCTCACGTATGGGCAACGGCCCTGCCGAATCTGGTGAGGGGTGGCTGTACCGCGGCAGGGGTCTGAAGCAATTGACCGGCAAGGACAACTACACTAGGTGCGGGGCAGGGCTTGGTGTTGACCTTGTAAGTACGCCTGACAAGTTGCTTGAGCCTATGTACGCTGCACGCTCGGCTGGCTGGTTCTGGAAAACAAACAAGCTGTCTGACTATGCAGACCGTGGCGACCTTGAAGGCATGACCAAACGCATCAACGGCGGGCTGATAGGCTACGCCGAGCGCAAAGCTAAGTACGACAAGGTGCTTGCCGCTATCAACGCTTAATGAGAAAATGCCGTCATGCCTTTACAAAAAATTGTCCTCAAGCCCGGTATCAACCGCGAAAATACCCGCTACACCGCTGAGGGCGGTTGGTACGAGTCCGAGAAGATTCGTTTCCGTCAAGGCACGCCT